AGCGCATTCTTTCAGGTGGTGGAATAACCTTCAACGGAGATACGGCAACTGCTAATGCTCTTGATGACTACGAAGAAGGAACGCACACAACATCATTGTCAGATGGTACTTATACTGCTGCTTTAGGAGATAACGAATTGGCTTACACAAAAATAGGTAATATGGTTACTATTACAGGTCAATTTTTTGTAGCTTCTTATGATTCAAGCGCATCAGCTTCAAGAATTAGCCTTCCATTTACTATTGCTAACCTGACTGATAGTGCTGGTAATTTTGCAGGAACTGTAAGAGCAAAACAATTAAATACATCTAATACACATAATGTTGTTGCCTTTGGAGATGAGGGCAATAGCTATGTATTGTTACAAGAAACTGTTGATAATGGAAGCCCAGTAAACATTGGTGGTGGAGCATACTCTTCAGGCACAGAGATAACATTAAACTTTTCATATTTTACATCATAAAAATGGCACTAGAAAAACAAGAATCATATTCAAAAATAGAAGTTTTAGAATCAGGTCATGTGCAACTAAGAAAGACCACTAAAATTTTAGATAATGGTGAAATTATTTCACAATCACATAACAGAAGCATAGTAACTCCATTGGATGACATTACTAGCTTACCACAAAACGTTCAAGACGTATGCAACGCATATTGGACTGATGAATTAATCGCTAACTTCCAAAACCAACAATAAAATTATGACTTGGAAAATAAACATATTAGAATATACCAACGACTCTGACAAAGGAGTTATTATAGCCCATTGGGACTGCGGCAAAATTGATGGTGATTATGCAGGCAGGTGCTATGGGGCAGAATCTTTTGCACCAGACCCATCATCTAAAGATTACATAGCCTATGCAGACCTAACTGAGGAAACAGTGCTCGGTTGGATATATGCAAAAATTGACAAAGATGCTGTAGAGGCAAGTGTTCAGGCACAGATTGATGGACAACTTAGTCCAACAACACTCAAGGGTTTGCCTTGGGACTAACAATAATTTAAGCGAGTAAAATTATGACAGCAGAAGAAAGACTAGAAGAGTTGCAAAAGTTTGAATCACAACTTGTGATGCAACTACACGAAACACAACACCTTATTAAAGGCTATCAAAACGCACTAGAAAATGATAATGAAACAAAGACTGACCAAGAGTCAGCAGACAATGCTGAGTAGACACTCAGTTCATCACTCTAAATCACACATGGACTTTATGCGTAGAAGGATGCTCATGGGAGACTCTTTCGCTGAAGCCCATAGAAAAGCACAACAAAAAATAGGTAAATAATTATGTATCACGGATCACACGGCAAAAAAGACAAGAAAGACAAAAAGAAGAAAGGCATGATGGGTGCCAAGAATGGAAGAGTGGTTGCTAGAAATATGAAAAAAACTGGTCGTAGTAAAAAAGGTTAGTTTTCTTCACGATCTTTAGATCCTGTTAGGTATCCTTGTTTGAAAACATCTTTTATATGATCTTCTGATATCTGCATACTTACACAGAGACCAGCAAGAAATCCTATAAAGGCCATTGTTATCAAAAACACCAAAATAATTATACCTTCCAAAAAACACCCCCCAAATTTTACTTGTAACGAGCGATCATGCAATGTATGATGCGTTACTATTAATAAATAGTAAGTTGGCTCTATTGAGCATTATGGCGCTATTAGCACGCTTGCCACTTAAATGGTAATTTACAGTGGTATGATCCTTGTAATTTAACAATTTTCCTATTTTTTGCTGATTAAATCCTAATCTGTACATTAAAATACAGCAAATTTGTCTGGCATCAACCAGATTTTTTTTTCTTCGTTTGCTTAATAGATCATCAACAGATATGTTGCATGATTTGCAAACCATTTCTATTATCTGATTACCGTCCTGTGTCATATTATCGTCTTTCTCCTCTATATTGCCATGTTCCATTTTCGTCTGCTTCAAATTCATGATATCGATCACCTTTATGATCACAATGTATAAATCCCTTGTCAGGATAGTAACATATACGCTTGTAGTCAGACGCTCTAAGTTCTTGTAGTAGCAATTCCATATTGGCGCACGTGTAATCTACTGCACCTAGCCCAGTAAAAGTGTGCTCTGATGTTCCACTCCTACCATGTGATAGTTCCCAATCTTTAGATCTATAACCACTATTTTCTGATACTGATATAGGTTGTTGTATTTTGTGTCTTATTTGATTGATTATAGGTTTATGATGTTTCTCTATTTTATCTACTACATGTATTGGTACGCTTGACATAACTCTGTCAACAAAAAACTCTTTAATGCTAAAATAATCGTAGTACATACTAATTTTGTTAGTTAAATAATAAAATCTAGGTAGTTACCACCAAAATATCAATACCAAAAGAGGGGAGGCTCGCTGGTTCCCCCCTTTCAGTTTTGTCAGTCAGGATATTCCTGAAAAAGGATGGCAGCTTTCACACCATCCATCCATACAATAACATGATAAATTAGATTAACTCAATTTTTTGTATATGTATTGTGCTATTTTGTCTCCATTAAAATCAAAAGAGAGCCGCCTCAGTTGGCATAACCTCCCTCTGTGACGTAGTAACAGGGCTTCCTTCTTGTAACTCTTTTTGAGTGAAAACCCCTCCATCTTTCCAGTAGCATTTTCCATTCGCTACCCAGAATCGGTCTTTTTTTGCAGCCTTTTGCTCATCAGTCTGCTTAACCCAAGCGCTTAAATTATTTCCATACGGATCTAATTCATCTTTTACCTGTATCGTTAAGGATATACCCTTAACTTTAGGATCGGCCTGTTGTTTAGCTTTTACGCCTGCAACAAGTTGTTCTAGTGTTTCTAGCTTCATATATGCTTCACAGTATATCATAAGAATGTATTTTAATTAATGTTTGAATGATATTTATATAATATACGCTCAAGGATTGTATTGCGCAACTAAAATGGTTTTTTTGCTACTTTAAGTCCTTTATCTGTAACATGTTCTAAATGGACTCTTTGGTGGCTTATTATTCCTCTTCTTGATTTTACAATTTTTGCAAAGACGCTATTATACGTAAAAGTATCCATGTCACGCCATCCCTTAACCTTTTTAGATGTCCCATCAAAAGAAACAAGACTAGGGATCATGCTTGGTCTAAATATTGAGGTCATACAATGGGCTACATTTTTTATTACTTGCGCCCATTGCGCATCTTTGTATCTTGGCTCTAGTTGCCATCCATTGCGTACATGATCGTTGATCGTGACCTGACTAGGGACTAATAGTAATACGTTTAATTCTTTTGCAATCTGTTTTAGTATTTTTGTTACATAATTCAGTTCCAAGGTCCTAGAGTTAAATCGACCCTTTGCATAGACCTCTTGTATATAATCTATAACAACAAAGTCTAAGCCATTTTCTTGCTTGATTTTTCTGCAACATCTTTTTATTTCATCAACATCATCAATACTATCAACAATTAGCATATTATCACAATACTCTATTGTGTTAATAGCAAGTTGAGATGCCGTATTTACATCATAATCTTCCATCTGAAACCATAAACCCCTGTATCCAGCCTCTAACAGTTTAACGGATATAAAGTTGCAAAATTGAGTTTTACCATGTCCAGAATCTGCCAAAACCACATTAATATCGCCTTTGTGCATGCCAACATTTTCATATAAAATATTGTCAATTGTATTTATATTGGTATACAGTTTTTCTTTTACTGGATTCTTTTTTTCTCTAACAAATATCTCTGTTGGAGTCAAGGCAACAACATCACTTGTATCGTCAGTCTGTTGTGATAATTTGTCAATCATCAATATGAGATCATTTGTAGTCACATTCTCAGACATGGATTTTTGAAACACCTCAGATATAGATCTCCTTAATACTTTCTTATCTCGATCCTCTTTTAGTATGTGCAGGTAATCTTTGATCTGTGACTCGCTAACCAAAGCATTCATCTGTAACTCTAAAAGTCTATCTTGAGTATATAAATCTAATTTTGAGGATATTGTGACCTCATTAAAGCTAACGCCCTCTAAATGTTGCCTACAACATTCTAAATACAATTCATTGTTGTAGTTGAAATAGTCGGCATCACTTAAATCAAAGATTAGATCTCTATATTCTTTAGAAAAAAGAAGTGTCCCTATGAGGGAGTCCTCAAGGTCAATACTCATAGTACTTCCTTGGCCTTGACTTTTCCATATGGGGTTAGTGAATAAGTCGATGGGTGCTTATTGTCGGAAACTATTACACCTGATTGTATTAAACTACATATCGTTGAAAAGGTAGTCCAATATTTGTCGTGTTTTTCCACCTTCATCAACGGTTCAATTTCCGAATACATTGCCTTCGTATTGGATTGTAATAAGTTTAGTATTTTCTGTTCATTTAGTGTCATCTTTCTTCTCATTTGTTTTTCTGAGATCTTTTTTCGTTACGATTCCATTTTTGTTGAATGTATGGATGACCCATCCCCTTCGGTCATACCAAGTCATTGATAGTATTTTAATATATCTACTAGCAAACTTTGTAGCAAAACGAATGTAATTTTTGCGTGTTGGGGGAGTGTTAGTTTTAACTTGTATTAAAAACAAGCTTTTAGGACTCATGGATATTAGATCAAATCCCTCAAATCGATATTGATCTTTATGATCACAATCCTTTGTCCAACACTTAGTGCAATATCCAGCAAAAAGATCCTTGTATTGAATATATCTACCAGACATTTCCACCTCATCTACAATCATGCCTTGATTTTTGAGATAAGATATTGCCTTATATACGGTTCTTTTTCCCTTTGCCTTACTCATATAAAAAACCCCTACCACCATTTAGATGGCAAGGGTTACTTAACGGATGGATATCTAAAATGGGGCGCTATCGTATGCTAAGCTATTGTTTTTTGCAGACGATCTTGGATGATTTACATGTCTGTGATCAACACTATCAGCATCTTTCGAGTCGTCAAGTAAAAGCAATCCTGCGAGAGCATATTTTCTAGCGTAGCTTGAACATGTTCCAGTTAGTTGCATTAGGTCCATGCCTTTTTTTGACTCAGGCTCTCTTGCTAAAGCAGAACCTGTGATGACTTGGCCATTCTTTTCGAAGGTAACAATTGATCTGATATAAACCCTGTCACCATGGGACACGATTTCATCATCTAGTTTTAGAGTTACATCATATTTAGCAAGTAATGGTTTTACTGCCTCAAGAATATCATCTAAGTTTCTATACTCATAATTAGAAAACTTATTGACTCTATTCTTTGGAACATTCAGTTCATTCTGAATTTTTGTAAGTAGCTGTTGTATTGTTTTTGTTGTTTTGCTCATAGTTCTGTTATTGTGTTAATGTTTGTAATCCCAGTATTTGCAGTCCTAGGATCCTTTACCCAATCCATGATCTGGATCAGAGTGTTTGTCATGTCATTGCACGCCTTTGAATATGTTTCTTCACTAAGCGTGTATACGGCACTATTATATGGATACTCTTTCTCAATTGCAACAAAATAAAAATCTGTAAAGTCAAGACCTAATACCATACAATAAAATGCTGCTTGTATATCATATCTATATCGAAAAAAGTCTGAACGGAACGCTGCTTTACTAGCATCTTTGCACGACTTCCAATCTATTATAGCCATTGGTGTTTCGTTCTTAACCAACATCTTGTCAGGTCTAACACGAAACTTTAACGGACTAAATTTATCAAAATTATGATCTGTAAAAAATGAATATTCATCCCATACCGCATCATAATCATACATTTCAGGGATCGATTTAACTGCCTCATTTTTTATGGTGTTATCATACATGTTTTGGATTTTTTCGACATCATCAAGGGACAGGATGGTTTGATCTTGATCAACCCCCTTTTCAAATTCGTTTCTGTATGTTTTATAATCCTTGGTCATAGTTGGTGCTATCAGATCTGGTCTAGCTTCCATGATATCGGCTATAATTTTTGTGTCATCAAAGGTAACAAACCTACTATGAAACTCTGTACGATCCTCAAAGTATGTATGCATAGCATCACCAAATATCAAAGCCTGACTAGCACTGAGTGGTAACAAGGCCTTTGCTATAGAATGCTTTTGAACATTTTTTACGAAACTAGATGATATATAATCAGTTCCATAGCTATGATATTTTTCATTCGATAAGTTGCTGAATGTGCGCATCTGGATACTCCTTTGGAAAGTTTTTTTTACTTAATATTGGTTGTTGAAATGATCCTATCATTTTTTCTAACATAAATATAATTTCCTCTACATCATCTGAAACCATCATTACAGGTGCTTTCTCGTAGTCATTTGGTATTTCATGACTATCATCATAAAAAGTCTCATGTATAGAAAATACTGGATTTCCATCAATATTTTTTTCTGCGAATAACCTATAATTCCAATGTCCATCATATCTTGGATCGTTGTCTATCATAATTAAATTTTTATGTATGTTGAAGAATTTGTATTAAATTATTAGATTTCCACAATAAATACAAACAAAATAGATAGCATGATTAAAAAAGGATTTGTACGAGTACCCAATACAATTTTCGATGAACACATGAAATTTCTATCTGGCAATGAATTTCTATGTTACATGGCCATCATTCGAAAAACATGGGGTTGGAATAAAAATAGTGACAAAATTAGCCATAGCCAATTAATTTCCATGACAGGCCTTTCCAATAAAACGGTAGTTAAATGTTTACAATCTTTAGTAGACAGGGAATTGATTTCTATGACAAAGCGATTCAAGAGGACCAACCTTATCAAGATATTGGAAAAATCTACACAAGAATCTTATGTAAAAACTACACACACAACACTACACTATAATAAACAAAAAGACACATCTATTGTGATTGGTGAAGTAGTATATGATGATTAAAAACTTTTTTTTGTTTCTTTGTGGATAACTAGTATATTACCTGTGTACAAATAACAATAACAAAACATAGGTACAATATGATAATCAACAAACAAGATGCGTTTAATCTAATCAACAAAAATAACAATACAATATTTAATGTTCGGTTCATAAAAAAAGATGGGACCGAAAGAAGCATGAATGCCAGGCTAAATGTAAAGAAACATTTGAAAGGTGGTTCTATGACTTATGACCCAACAAAAAATGGGTTTATCATTGCATTTGACATGAATGCTAAAGGGTATAGAACAATCAATACCCATACATTAACAAACTTGAATCTAAACGGTAACAAATACACAGTAAGAGGTTAATAACATGAATATAACACAATCGATCCAAGGGCATATTGATGCTCAATTTGAAAGAAACAATGACATTGACGTTAGGATTCAAAAATATGCACAAGCAATAGATTATTGTATAAAATGGTTTAAATCGAACAACATCAAGGCGTTTGAAAACGATGAGTCTGTATTCATAGAATGTATGAGTCAGTCAGGATATAATTTTGAAGTACAAATATCATCTGCTGAAGTATTTTATAGAGCAGATTTATATAAATCAAAAATGGAGCAATCATAATGAAACAATTAATCGGTATACTGAACCTCAAATATAGGGGTTCAGATACTTATCTTAGACTCAAAGTATTTGAAAAGGAATGCGGTAGTGTATCGTACACTCTTATCAATGGAAGGAATATGAGGTGTTCTATTGGTAACCTACAATGCGATAGTGAATTGCCTATCCATGTTTATGATCATGATTATCCCATACATTTATTGAATGAGATAGCAGGAGGTCTTGATAGAAGCGTTGTCGAACTTGATGAATTAGAACTACTAGTTGATACGTTCAGGTTTAAGTATCAAACAATAGAGGAGGTATAAATGTATTTGCATCACTTTAAATTTACACATATGTTTTTAAAACATATCGGTTATCAAAAGCATGAAAATACTAGTTATGAACACATATATAACGTAGTTAAATTTCATATGGAAAAGTTTTTTACATCTGATTATAATAGAGATGATGAAACACTTGAGAAAAGCATACAGACATTTCTGGATGAAAAAATAACAGTATCACAAAAGGGGGATCAATAATGACTGTTGAGAAACTAATAAATAGATTGAAGCTATGTAATCCAAAAGATGATGTGGTCATACAGACTATTGATTTCGATACAGGGGATGAAATTGACGTATATCCCTTCGACATAGACGAGGTAGGTGTTACTCCTACTCATAGTGAGATAAGGCTTATACAACGAAATAACGACACGCCTGAGGCATTTCTTGATGAATCTAAACAACTCAGAAACATCATAACATAAATTTCTGCCAACCCCTAGCAAGAAGAGGAATTTCCGCCAAGGTATTCCTCTTTTTTTTGTGATTAATTCCCATGCCCCCCCCTGTATCTAAATTTCTACCCAGTCAATTTCCGCCAATAGATACCTGTAAAAATGCGCCAATAATATTTAGATCTAACTTTTGTTTTTTGGTCGAATTACTGGGGTTATATTATGCGGCTTTTTTGGTCGTGTATTTTTTCCTATAGAATACTATATTTTAATTCTAGCGTTCTAAATTTGGAATATAGGATATTTACCCTTATATTATAGTAGGCCCTGTACGCTCTAAATTTGGACCGTGGGCGGCTTGCCAAATTTGTTTGGCTTCGTACATTGAATTATTGAAAACTTAAAATATACATTAAAATATACAATATTATGAAAAAATTAGATAAACTTTATCATGTACTTTTTGTTTCATTTTGTGTGTTCGCTTGGATATACTTTGGAATGCATATTGTCATTCATATTATTTGGAAATAATCATGTGTTCTGAAATAGAAACCTACTGTTTAGAATGTAATATAGATTTTGATGAAAAATCTATTGTACCTACTGATATAGAAGAAAATATATTTTCTGATATAAAATGGGTTGCAGGTTGTCCTATATGTAAAACTCCATTATGGGATTTAAACTTTGCTATACGAAAATTTAAACTAAAACGTGAAAACATAAATATACAATAACATGATGAAACATTATAAAAACTTACAATATTGTGATGAAAAAGTTATTGAATCTAATCTTAGATTTGTATGTAGCTACTTAAATGATGATTATATTAGAAGTGGAATTGATTGGTATCCTGATGCCAAAAAACAATTATTAGAATATAAATTAGAACACGATTCTAAATTAGATTATATAATGATTGCTCAAATGACTTCTGTATTTTCGTCACGTTCAAAATGGAATGTAAATTTACTTGAAACTGAAAATGTATTATCACATGTAAAACAAAATGGTTCTAATCTTGAAACTAATAATATGCTTGATAATAGAGTTTATTCTACTAAGGATTTCTATAAAAAGGCGTGGAAAAGTTTTGATAATGAACTTGTTTTTTTCTTTGATAAACAAACTAGAAAAACATGTAAAAAAACAGGTAGTTTTTTCTACAATCTTTTATTAGATAATTCTTTCGTAACTTTAGATGTACATATGAGTAAATGTATAGCTAGAAATCATAATGAATGGTTTTCTTTATTATTAGATGAAGGTATTGCTTCAAAAAATATTTATACTAGTATTGAAAATTTAGTACTAAAAATAGCTGAAGAATACAATCTAAAAGGTTATGAATTACAAGCTTCATTATGGCTTATAATTAAAGATAGAGAAAAAGAAATAATTCCTCTATTAAAACCTATTAAAGTAAACCACTATTATTCACCACAAAAAAAGATGAATAAATCACAAATTTCTAACTCTAAAAACAATTACAATTATGTATAAAAATAAAGATAGAAACTATGCTTATGACTATCCTACATTAAATCGTGATAATTTTATTGCAGACTTTTATGAACGTAGAAATGAATTTGAAACTAAACTTACGTTTGAAAATATGCATAAAAAAACACTTGAATTAGATGTTAGAAATAAGGGTATATCTAAAACTAAAATTCATTCTTTATCTAAAGCTTGGGATTTCCATTTACATTCAGATATATTTTTACATGATAGTGTTCTACTAAAAATGGCTATATCTGAAATTATAAAAGTGGACTATAAAGATATTATACTTCCGCTTGAAATTTTTAAACATGTAAACATTGACAGATTAGTTTACAATAAACCTTAATTTTTTATTATATAATAACATGACTTATATAACACATTTTATAGATAAAATAGAATACAATAAAACATTAGATACTTGTACTATAACTACCCCTAAAAATAAAGCTATATTTTTAGATAGTAAATCTATACAAGAATTAAATGAAAAATATAAAAATGTTAATGTTATAAATAAACCTATAGCTTTAACATTTATTAACGCTGTAAAATACAATAAACTAAAATACTGGAATTATTATACAGAAAAATAGATAATTAAAATATATAACTATAATGGCCTCGAGTTTATACTCGAGGCTTTTTTTTTGCCTAATATATATTTATATATTATTTATATATATAACTTTATTATATGATAGAATTATTAATAAATATATATTATATACATTAATAATTATATTATATAATTATTTTAAATTTTTATATATACAGGGCCTATATATTAAAATGATTTTTTGGTGGATCTTCCACCAACCCTTTCGCAAAAATACTATTTTTCACAAATAGTGTCTTATTTTTAATTATGTATAATTTTTTATATTTTTGTCAAAAATGTAAAATTTTCCAAAAAGGTGTAAAATGTCTTGGCATGAAAAGGAAGATATAAAGTCGACAGAACAAATGTTCTCTGAGATGAAGGTTGTTATTGAGTGTTTATATAGGATACCCAGCATGTCTAGTAAGCTGCCAAACTACATCAATAATAGAATACAGTCTATTATAGAGTTCACGTCTAAAAATGGTTGGGATGAAAAAAAAGAGAGCAAGTGATTACTCTGATAAAGAAAAGCTAGATGTTTTAAGGGATCTAGATAAATATGGAAACCTGTCAAAAGTGTCAACAAAATATGGCCTTTCTAGACAAACAATATACAACTGGAAAGGTTCTGCAAAACAGCTACAAGAACAGGTTGTTGAACTAGATAAGGTAACAAAAAACAAAAGACATGATCTATTAGATAAAGAAGTTTTAAAAAACATTGGAACATATAAGAACCTTTTATCCACAATAGGTGATTTAGAGAAAAGAAAAGAGAACCTGTCTGCTAAGGTTGAGTTATTGTTGATGAATGTAGTTGATGCTATAGAAAAACACGAGGACCTAAAAGAGATACATCCAAAAGACTTGAGTAAGATGATGAAGGACTTGCATGATGTTAGAAAGGAATTAAGCAATGAGCCTACCATTATTATTGAGTATAAAAACAAAATGAGAGAACAGACATTACAGGTTCTTCAAGATTTCTTAAATCTGGATCAATTAAAAGAGTTCGCTCAAAAAATGGAGGCAATAGAGGCAGATTATGAGTTATTATAAGGAACAACAAAAACAAAATTTAAAGAAGGGCAAGGAATCTGAAGGGTTATTTTGCAAGTTGTCTGGTGCTAAGGCTGGCACTCAGCATGATGATTACAATCATATTGATGCGTATTTAGATGACATAACAATTGACGTTAAGGGACTAAAAAAATGTCACATTGATGGGTATGTTGTTGTTGAGATAACAAACGTGCAAGGCAAGCTGGGATGGTGCAGTAGTAAGGGGGCAGACAAAATAGCATTTCAGTTTCATGGAGAGTTTATTTTGGTAGACAATAAAAAGTTACATTCTTTAGCGGTAAGAAAAATGATAGAAAACAAAAGAATGAATATGCCTATTATGAGGGTTGATGGTGCTGCCAAAAAATATGGGTACGATCAAATACTATATAAAGCTATTGGTAGAAAGGATAGAAAAGATGTGTTTATATACATCACTAAGGAGGACTTGATGACGTTAAAAGAAAAGGTATATGTCTATTAAGTTTAAATTATTTAAGTTCCCTGTATTTAAAACAAAAATATTTAAATGTTTGGGCGTGGTTTCTCTTGGCAAAAAGTGCAAGAAACAATGTAAATTTTGTAAGATGACGTATGCCCCAAAAAACTAATTGGTCTGATTTATTAGTTAATGTAGTGGGCCATGAACCTCCAGCAGACTCAATTGATTTGCGCAACTCTTTTATTGAGAATTGTTTGGCAGATCAAGATGGTGCAAAACTTACGCAGGCAGATATACATTTAGTTATGCAGCAAGGAATTTATGACTGGGAGCAGCAAGCGTTGTCTAAAAGTGCACGTTTGAATGGTCTTATTCGTGCGCCCTACAATACTGGTAAGTCGCAACAAGTAGCCATTGGTCTATCAGCCTATATGACCACTAGAAAGCATGAACTTGAGACCTTAATTGTGTCTGCTGATGGTGGTATTTCAGCTAAAAGAATACTGTCTTTGAGGGCGCTATTTATGAGTGATATGTATAGATACTGGTGCAGAGAGCATAAATTTAATCCTGTTGAGTTTGACAGGACTGATACTGGATCAACTCAGCGTATCATTGTTAAGAGTCGCAATAGAACAGGCAATCCCACCTATGAAGCATATGCTGTACTGACTCAAACCACAGGACAAAGGGCTGGTGTCTTGATTCTTGATGATGTGTGCAATGATGAGGATCGTATATCTACTGCTCGTAGAGATACAGTTTGGAACAAGATTTCTAACACATGGATAAAGCGTGTTCATGATAAAGGTATTGTTTTAAGTGTATGTACTCCCTATCATCCTAATGATGCCAATAGTAGGCTTATGAAGTCAGGCATCTTTAACGTACTGCAAATATCAGTAAAGGAAGATAAAACAGGCTATAAAGTAGAAGAATGGAACAATCTAAAGTAATCATATATATAAGATTCAACACAGATGTAGATCAAGAATATGTTGACAACACAAAAAAAGAGTTGCATAGATTTATAGACATGATTGGTGCTGAGTTAGTAAATGAACACTGGGAAATACTAGACAAAACTACAGAATCTGGAGTGATTGATTATATAATAGATGAATGCATGAGAAAAGGATGTTCAATACTTACATACGATTTAGACACTCTTCATGGGTATGTTTCTGGAGCCTTTTCAATATTAGATGAGGCATTTAAGGATCAAGTTGCTATATTCTTTGTAGACCCAACTAGTTCATTAAAAAGTATATTTCATTTATGAGAGAGGCTGATAAAGTATGGGATATACCTTTATGGGAAACAAACCATAGTAAACAAAGATTACTCCAAGAAGAGGCGATGGACTTTTTATCGTATAAACTTGGATATGAAATGAGTGAGGAAACAGATGATCCTACGAAGAAGGCATACAAACATTTTGATGGATATAATCATTACCCTCAAGGTAATATCACATCTGACGATTACCATAATGGGAGTCCTGTTTGGCTTTGTGCTGATTTCAACAGGTCTCCTCATTGTTGGGCTTTGCTCCAAGTTAAAAAGGCTCGTAATGGCCTTAGGCAATACATTGTTTTTGACGAAATATTCTCCAAAGAGGCGTTGACCACTGAGCAGGCCCTAAAAGCGGTAGAATTACTGAAAAAATGGGGTATTTCGAAGGTTTTATTGGCTGGAGACAACACTTCCAATCAAAAAAGTGGTAATTATGGTCGTGTAGGTAAAAATGATTGGGATTATGTTAGAGAAGTCTTTAGTAATCATGATATTTCTTATAAAAATGAGTTAGACATACAAAATCCTAAAAGAAAAGTGCGTGTAGACAGAGTTAATAATGCAATATATGCTGGAAAAAACGGAGAAAGAAGGCTTTTGATCAATACAAGGTGCGATCACGTTATAAAAGACTATATGTATTCGATTGTGAACGATAAAGGCCTTAAAATAGACAATGGTGATAGAGGGCACATGTCTGATGCAATAGATTATGCTATTTGGAGGAATGAAAAGGGGTCATCAAGCCCAATGTACGTGCTACGCTAATCTCTTCTGATAGCTTTTGTTCGTTTACCCATTCCTACACGTTTTTTCTCTCTTATAGCCTCAGAAGCCTTACCCTTTGCCCTAAGTTCCTTCCAAGTGACAGGCGTTTCTTTACTTATACGGACAGTAGGTCGACATTTCTTAACACCTTTAAACTTCTTTGATCCACAAGGTGAGCCATCTTGAGTAGTCCACTTTTCACGCATCCATCGAGCAACGCCCCTTTTGGATGACTTTCTGCCTGTGTACGTGCCGCCTCGTTTTTTGTATTCCTTAACAATCCACGCAGAAGCGTATGCACTAGGAAATATGTTAAACTTACGTTTAGCTGCAGCCTTAACTCGGTTGTACAGGGCTTTGTTGGTGGGTTCGTTGGCCATTTGAATAGTATGATGACCAATAGTTATAACTATTCGTCAGTATTATTAGTAATTGCATTAAACTTATGGCTGAATTACGTAAAATTCAATACTTTAATTTGGTATTGAATCAAAACATAAATAGTAATTATTTTGTCGCCATGAAAGATGTTAAAAGACTTAGCGGTGGTCGCATTGAATACAGGGGTCATACGTATGCTGGGTTTAACAAGCCACGCAGGAGTTGGAGGGACACTAAAAAATTTGTAGTTTTAGCAAAGAAGGGTAATCAAGTTAAGGTTATCCATTATGGCGATCCCAATATGCCCATACGTAAGAATGAGCCAGCTCGTAGAAAGTCTTTTAGAGCGAGACATCGTTGTTCCACAGCTAAAGATAAATTTACGGCAAGATATTGGTCGTGCAAAAAATGGTAACTAGATAATGGCTATATCGCAAGAGCAGCTTAATAAAGACTTGAAGTTTGAAGTAAAACAGTTACATTCAGTTATAGAATTGATAACTAAAGACATTCAGGATATGAAAGAAGCATTGTTAGGTAACGAATTTAATAAGGAAGGTCTCGTCTATAAAGTTGAGAATAACGAAAAACAAATTGAAGAACTTGTAAAGTTTAAACAAAAAATAGTAGCTTGGGCTACTGGGGCAGGCTTAGGGTCTGGAACTCTCGTAAATTTACTTATGGACTTAATAAAATAGATATGGGCAAGAAAAAACTAATCAATATGGGTTTTATTGATTTATTAACCAAGAAAGCACCTAAGCTAGGTGCAAAAGCAGCCACTGTTGTTGCTAGCATAGCAACTGGTGGTAGAAGTGACCAAATATTAGAACTATTTAAAAAAGAAGTAGGATCCTCTACTGAGTTATCTGATGATGACAAAGAAATAATTCTTACTCAGATGCAACACGATCTGAACGAGTTTGAAATGGAGATACAAGATGTCCAAAACGCTCGTAACAGTGAACTTGCTAGGATGAAAGCCTCAAAGAATGCGTTTACTAGAAACATGAACACGATCCTTGCAGCGTCTATCATACTAGGTGCATTTGGATTGGTGGGTGTGCTTATATTCACTGATGATATAGGAGGCAACTCTCAGACTCTTGTAAATGTAGCATTTGGTGCAATCTTTACTGCGTTTACTACTGTGACTGGTTATTATTTTGGTAAATCATCTAGAGACGAAGATTAGGAGTCATGCCACTCAAGAAGGGTACATCCCAAAAGACGATTTCTGAAAACATAAGACAACTTATAAACGAGGGGTATAGCAGACAACAAGCTGTAGCTATAGCCCTACAATTCTCTAAAAGATGATTGATTTATCTAAGATTTATTCTGTACCAAAGGATGTTGCTGAAGATATAGTAATGAAAGAAACTAGGCATCCCTATTACAGTGTGGTGTTGGATAGGGCGAAGATTATGAATAGTTGGTTTCAGTCTGA